CTATACCGGTATAGCTTGGATGGTTACTCGATTTCAAGATACAGAAAGAGAGTTTAGCGTATTAGGCAAAGGTTTGAAGTCGAATCCATCTAAATGGAAGTTTGATCACCAGCTGGTCAGTGAAGTTGGCTTAGGTGCCGGCGACAATGAAGCGATTGTTGATAACATGACAGGAATTTATAATGTTCAACAGCAGTTATTGGCACAAGGCTCCCCGCTAGTTGATCAGGTTAAGATATTTAATACACTTAATAAGCTAACCAATGCATTAGAGCTTAAAGATACATCACAGTTTTTTAATGATCCAAACGAGCCAGACCAATTGCTACTTGCTCAGAACGAGCAGCTAAATCAAATGGTACTGACTCTTCAGCAGCAATTACAAGCAGCACAGAATCCATTGGCAGAAGCCGAGGCGGTCAAACGGGAAGGTGAAATAGCTATTGCACAGGGTAAGCTTCAGTTAGAGGCGGCCAAGCTAGAAGAAGATAGACGCCAGTTTGATATAGAAGCAGCACAAAAAGGAAGGCAGCATCAAGATGATACTGCTTTAAAGCTTACTGATATGGAATTGAAATCAGGTAAGAATGTTCCAGGGTCGGTAGTTTAGGGGCTTATGCCCTTGTTAACTGGCGGTTATTTTTGGTTCTACCGTTATGTTATTGGATGGTCTTGTTCTTACGAACCCTACTGATCCGTCATTCGTTTTTATAATCTTCCATTTTTCTCCGTTAGGATGCAAAAACTCATCATCAGAAATTTGAAGTAAACAATCGTTGTTGATTGTCATACCAATGACTTGTACCTGGCTCATACTTAGTTCTCGAATTTTTCGACTGTGAAGTTGGGCTTGTATTTAATTGGCGATGAAATATAGAACAAGTCATCCGCAGATAGGTCGCCAATGTAGGTTATTTCACCCTCACTAAAATCAGTAAACTTAGAGTCAGCATCGCATGCCCGATTCTTTTTTCTTTTCGCCCTGATCCAGCAGAACAGCGCCGCAAAGGTTGTTACGATTATCGTTATTGCAAGCAGTATTAGGAGTTCCATTGCTTAACCCTCGCGTTCCAAGCGTCTATGGTTTTCTGTAACTCATCAGGGAAGTGCTTTGATGAGTGTTCGTTCCTTGCTCCTTCCATTTCAGCAGGACACACAGTGCAGCCAACTTTCCACACATCGTTAAAAACGTCAGCGTCAGCTTCTTCACCACAAAAAGGACAGCGCAATAAATCATGATCAGAATTCATCACTCCTCCCACAAGCTATCTGGCAGCTTTTTACCGATTAATTGGAAGTCGTCTTCACTATAAGCAGTTCTAACGCCAGTAATATAAAAGTACCCTTTATCTCTATAAAGTGCAGTATCCCTAACACCATTCTCAGTTTTTACCGGGTAAGAAGCCCCATCTTCAAACACGCGTGGGCGCGGAATGTACTTAAAGCCTGCGCAACGTGAGTAGTTCGGGGCTGCTTTCATTAAAATAATTGAATCTTCACTTACTAATGCGCCGATCCTTTCTTCATCAACCAAATCCCAGTTAATCATCTTCTCTAAATTTTCAATACTCATTTTCACTCACCCCCGTAAAACATCCATCATCGTAAAAGCCGCAACGGACGCTAAGACAACATAAGAAATCAGAAATATCAGCACGATCTCAATGATAAATGATATGACTCTCATGATTTATCACCCCACAAGCTATCGGGTAGCTTTTCACCGATGAATGAGAATCCTTCTTCTTCATATGAACAATCACTGGATGTGGCATAGAAGAATCCGGGGTGCCTATATCTGACTGTATCCGGCTCTTCTATTCCTTTTAAAATAACAGGATAAAAAGCACCATCTTCAAACACGCGTGGGCGTTCAACCCATTCGCCGCCCCAGTCCTGTATTGGGGCTGATTGTAAATACAACAAGCTGTGATCGTTTATGAGCGCACCCACAAAAGATTCATCAATTGATTCCCAGTTTTCATTTACCATTTGTTTTATTTTTTCAATGCTCATTAGATAACCCCGTCTTTTCTAGCTTGGTCTAACATCATCTTTCCGGCTGTGATTTCTTGATACTCATCATTACTGCTTTCATGCGTTGCTCTGGCTCCTTTAGCTGCAAGCTCACAGCAATAGTAAACACCGTTGTAGTAATGAAGATGAGTAAGACCCATGTATTCACATTCAGACCCATCATCAAAGTGAGTCATTCGCGGCCAGAATACGAATTTAAGTTTTATTTTCATTCTATCGCTCATCTAAACAATCCTCTAAATGCTGCAAGCGCTCTTTGTCTTTCAAGTACTGCGCTTCACTCATAAGTGCAAATCGTATGCCGTTGTTATCAATTACTACTGGATCAGCCAAGCAGGCGTTATAAACATTTGACGGCTTATGCCTCATATCTGTCTGTGTGAATATCTTCATTTGAACTCCTTTGAATTAACTATATATAACATATGTCACATATTTAACTATGTCAAGCATAGATTTGCAAAAGAATCACCAGACAAACTATAATGCTATAAAGTAACAAAAGCTGAACAACCTTAAGGACTCGGCATTGAGAGATAACAAAGATTTGACTCGTGACGTAGAAGACAAGCAAAAGATGGAGCAATTCATCAGACAGTCAGGTTTTGACACTGCCTGTAATGTCATCAAAGCTACTTTAATCAACGAGTTCGAGCAGACAAAGTTTAAAGATTCAGATGCCAGGGATGAAATTTGGCGAAAGGTTCAGGCATTAGAGTTCATAAAGAAAGAAATCGAGACGGTTATTATTACTGGTCAAATGTCTGAAAAAACACTGCTAGAACGAGCTAAACAAAAGGTAGGTTTCTAAGTTATGAGTGAACTAATTGACGCAAGTAAAATTTTCTATCCTTCTGAGGAATCGGAGCCTCTAGAAAAGCCAACCGACGAATTAGAAGAGGAAGCCCCGGAAGAAACTGAAGAATCTGAGGAAGAGGTAGTAGAAATCGAAGCCGAAGATGAAGCAGAGGAATCCGAAGAATCAGAAGATGATTCTGAAGCAGAAGACGAGAGTGAAGACTCCACCGTCAAAGAAGCTGAAAGGATGATGCATGCTGATTACACGAAAAAGACTCAAGCCCTAGCCGATGAAAGGCGAGCTTTTGAAGCGGAGCGCACTGCTTTAGAAAGTGAGAAATCAAAGGTGTTGGATTTGTCTGCCGAGCTAGAAGTATTGGTGAAGGAAGATGAAGATATCAACTGGGAAGAGTTGAAAGAGGATGATCCTGATCGCTATATCGAATTAAAAGAGAAATTAGATAAGCGTAAAGCAGCCTTGGAAGAGATTAAAAAATCTCAACCAAAAAGCGCTGCACCGGTTCTTACTCAGGAAGAAGCGCAAGCCGAATCTAATGATTTATTTGATTCTCAAGGCTGGAAAGTAGACGGCAAACTACAAGAGGATTTGTATCAATCTGACATAAAAATGTTAGGTGAGTATATGTCTGAAGCCGGGTATTCAGAAGATGAGTTTAAGTCTATTACTTATTCTCACCACTTCAAGACCCTGCTGGATGCTGCACGTTTCAACCAACAGAAGAAAAAAGGCTCAGCTCTTAAAAAGAAAGTTAAGAAAGCGCCAGCGGCAACAAAGCCCAAGGCGAACCAAACAAGACTCAAAAAGAGTGCGGCAGACGTATTCTATGGTTAAATATTTAGAGGTATAAAATGGCTACAATTGGCGGAAGCGTTTTAACGCTCAATGACTGGGCTAAGCGATTAGACCCAGACGGCAAGACAGCAATGACTGTTGATATCTTGTCTCAAACAAACGAAATTCTAGACGACATGTTGTTCAAAGAGGGCAACTTACCGACTGGTGAACAAACAACTATTCGAACCGGTTTACCGGATGTTTATTATCGACTAATGAACCAGGGTGTTCCTAAGTCAAAATCAACTACAGCGCAAATCACAGAGAACGCTGCTTCTCTTGAAGCTCGCGCCGAGGTAGATGTTGAGGTTGCACAGCTGAATGGTAATGTTAATTCATTCCGTTTAGATGAATCCATGGCTTTCTTGGAAGCGATGAATCAACAGATGGCCAGCACTTTGTTTTATGGTTCAGCTGCTAATCCTGAAGAGTTCGTGGGCTTTGCTAACCGATATGGCGACCTGTCCGCAACTAACGCACAAAATATTATTGATGCGGGTGGTACTGGTTCTGATAACTCATCAATCTGGCTGGTGGGCTGGGGTCAGCGAACAGTCCACGGTGTATTCCCTAAAGGGTCAAAGGCTGGTATCAGTCATGAAGATCTAGGCATTGGCGATGCATTCGATTCTAGTGATAATCGGTTCCGTGCTTATATGGATCACTGGAAGTGGAAGAATGGGCTGGTTGTTAAGGATTGGCGCTATGCGGTTCGTATCGCTAACATTGATGTATCAAATATTATTGCTGATCCAGATGGCTCAACCACAAATCTAATTGAATTAATGCTCAAAGCCATTCATCGACTCCCAGAGCTTAAATCTGTACGCCCTGTTTTCTATGCTAACCGAACAATTGCCGAAATGCTGGACATTCAAGCCATGAATAAGTCCAATCTTCAGCTGAATGTTGGTAATGAAGAAGGCAATATGAAGACAATGCTTCGCAAAATCCCAATTAGCACTGTTGATGCTTTAACTGAAACTGAAGCACGAGTAGTGTAAGGAGATAAATAATGTTTTTAGATGCTGAATTGCAATTCTCAGACAGCCAGGCTGTCACAACTTCGGCTGTTGGCACTAATGTGATTGATCTTGGTATTAATCGCTCGATTGGTAATGGTGAACCTGTTGCTGTAGTAATTAATATCGAAGTGGCAGCTGACCAAACTACAGGCGATGAAGATTACACTTTTGAGGTAGAGTATTCTACTGATGCAGCTCAAACAACAGGGCGACAGTTAATTGGCCGTCGTGTTTATGAGTCAGGAACTCCAACAGCTCCGGCTCAAGACGCTGATTTGTTGGTTGTTGGTTATAAGGTAATCATTCCTGTACCTCCAACTACAACTGATGAAAGCGCTCGCTACTTGGGTGTTCGATATGTTACTGCCGGAACATCACCGACAGTTACTGTATCCGCATATTTGCAGCCGATGAGTATGATTGATGCGTCAAATGACTATGCGTCTGGTTTCACTGTATCGTAAGGGGTAACCAATGAAAGTTAGAGCTACTATGCTTGGATTTTATGGCGGCAAGCTTCGAAAAGAAGGTGATGTATTTCTTCTTAAGGAAGTCGAGGTAAAAGGAAAGACCGGTACCGTTGATAAGAAAGCCACTCAAGAGGCTACTGAAAGACAATTCAGTGTCAAATGGATGGAAAAGGCGTAAAATAAGGGGCTATTACAGCCCCTTTATTTATAGGTTCAGATATGGCATTAGCAAATTATACGGATTTAAAGCAAAAGATAATTGATCAGTCTCATCGGGGTGATCTAGATCTTCAGATTGATGACTTTATAAAACTCGCTGAAACTGAAATGCTAGCCAACCCTGACGAATCATTAAAGATGAATGAAGGTGAGCTGATAACCACCCTAAATACAACCACATCAAGTCGATTGATTGCTCTTCCTGCTGGATTTCAGAAGGCAAGAGAGTTTGAAATAACAATCAGTAGCGACCTGCCAAAGCTTACATATGTTTCACCAGGCGAGCTAAAGGTAAGACAAGGTACTGGGGCGCCGTGTTTTTTTACAATCAATGCAAATCAGATTGAATTTGATATATTGCCTGACGCTATTTATGACATCACGGCCAAGTACTTTGCAGCGTTTACGCCTTTAGATTTAGCGAATCCAACCAATTTTGTACTCACTAAGTACCCAACAATCTATCTTTATGGCTGCATGTACCAGGTTGGAATATTCACTGTTGATGAAGTGTTAGAGCAAAACTATTATCGTAAGTTTATTCAAGCAATAAAGGACGCGAACAACGCAGAGAACGAAATAAGATTTGGCCCTACTCCTCAAATAACTGTAGGGTGGGCACCTTAATGGCATTTCAAACTATACCTTTAAACGTAACAGGCCCGTCATATCAAGATAGATCCAGGCCGTTAGCATCCCAGGAAACAAGAAACTTCTATCATGAAGTGGTTGATAGCGGCAAAGATCAGTTTGTAACTAAGTGTTTCCCAGGGCAGTCATCTGTTGGCAGTGTTCCCGCTGGCCCTGATCGCGGCCAGCATCAAATGCTTGAGGTGGATTTTCGAGTAGTCGGAACAATCTTGTACAAAGTAGCTTCAGATGGAACTCATACAAGCGTAGGCACTATCCCAGGAACAGAAAGGTGTATATTTGCAGATGATGGTATTAATTTATTTATAGTTGCGGATACTATAGTTTCACATTACAACGGAACAACTGTAACAACGGTTACTGATGTAAATATCGCTGGCTCTCAGTCGGTGGCTTATATCAATAATCAATTTGCATACACCAAACCACTATTAACAACGTTTTCAAATGTTGGTGACGGCACGACGGCATCAGGTTTAAACGCTATCGGTGCAGAGGCTAACCCTGATGACCTAGTAAGGGATTATGCTTTTGATGAGGTCTTGTATCGGTTTGGTACGAGATCATTAGAGCCATGGTATAACTCAGGCGTAGGAGCACCACCGTTTGATAGACTTCAGGGCCAATTAATACAAGTTGGCTTAGCTGCTAAACATTCTGTTGGAAACTCGAAACAGTTTATCTATTGGCTTGGCACAGATAAGAATATTTACCGGGCAAGAGCAGGACAAGAGCAAGTTATCTCAACCGCTGCCATCTCTGGAGAAATACAAAGTTACACCAATGTAGCAGATTGCTACATCAATGTTTTTACATTCGATAACAAGACATTTATAGCATTCACTTTTCCTTCGGGAGATAAGACATGGGTTCTTAATGAAGAACTAGGAATCAATGGATGGTTTGAATTATCCGAAGATATCAACGGCGGGCAATATAACGGTTCGTCCTTCCAGTATGTCTACGGGAAAACATTAGTTGGTGACAGAGATAACGGCAAACTATATGAATTAACATTTGATTCATTCGACCAGGATGGAGAGCCATGGCAGCGAAGAAGAGTGATGGCGTCTATTAATGGTGATCAATTGGGTGCCAAAGGTAAGCGCGTCCAAATGTCACGGTTTGAATTGATTATAGAAACTGGAGTTGGCTTAATATCTGGCCAAGGTGAAGATCCTAAAATAATGATTGAATTCTCTGTTGATGGCGCACGCTCATGGCAACAGGGCGCGTGGATGCGTATCGGTAGATTAGGAGAGTTTAATATCAGAGCTGAGTGGTTTGCTCTACATTCTTTCTACGACATGATTATTCGAATAACAACTTCTGACCCGGTTCCTTATAACATTTATTCGGGTGCTATTGATCTTAGATTAGCGGGGCGATAGATGGCTAAAGTTAACGTAAATCCACCACCGATTTTAAAGCGACCTCGTGATTTCATAGCAGATAATGAAAAGAATCCTTATTTTAGGGATATAGAAACAATTCTTTTTCAGTTATGGAATAGAACGGGTGGAGATAATGACAAAATCGAGGATACTCAAAACCAAATATCTAACGGGAATACTTCGCTTACCCTTAATGCATTGAAAGAATTAGGTTCGGGAGTTGAGTTCACTATGGACACAGCAGGCTTCACTTTTGACTCAACTAAAATAACATTTGATAAGGTCATAGCGTAATGGCTCAGCAAACTATAAACATAGGAACAGCAGACGCCAAACAAGGTGATAATTTATTTACTGGCGGTAATAAAATAAATGATAATTTTACAGAGTTATATACTTCTGTAAATGCAAACCCTGTTGTATTTGTTACATCCGAATCAAGTTTCTTAACACAAGATGCAACCACCATTACCCTTGAATCTGGGGTTGTTTATGAGATGGCGGAATCAGTAACGACAGCAAAAAGATTCATATGTGAAAACAACTCTCTAATCAGATCTTACGCACAAAGCACAGAAGCGGTTCTTACATATACAGGAGCCGGTGATATGTTCAGCGGAACAAATGTAAGCCCTACTATCAAAGAAATGAAAATAGACTGCCCTTCAGGACAGGCTTTCAATTTTAAGGATACGATAAGCAATACATCGTTCTTATTTATAGACAACATAACTGTTATTTCTTGCGCTAAGCTCGGAACATTTACAAACATGGGCGGTTTTGTTTTGAACCGCTCGGCAGCTGCGGACGCAACGGACGGAATTTCCCTTGTAGGCTCAAACTTTGGTATTTTTAGCGTTTCACTGTCGGCTATAAATTCAACTAGCGCTTCATTTATTGCTGTAGATTATGGCAGTGCGATCCTGCAAACAAACGAAATAACAAATCTTAATTCTGACGCCCCTGTTGGCTCTATATGGCTTTCCGGTTTGGCAAATAGCGGTAACGTACCAGCGGGCAAACTTGCAATGGTTACTAACTGCGAATTAGGGCCAGATATAGCGCCAACTCAAAACATAGTAAATAGCGATATTAGATGGGATTTCCAAGGCAATAATAGAATTCCTGACTCAATAACTGACGCAATGGCTTCGCTAACGTCAAACGTTACAGAAACAGTAATAACTACTATTAACACACCTGTAAAGGTCGCTGGCACATGGGTTATTGAAAGAGAGGCACGGTTTATAGTAGATGCAACCGGAAGACTTACCTATATCGGCGAAAGAGATATTGTTCTTCCTTTGGATGCAACCATAACTATCAATTCTGCATCCGGAACAAACAAAGATATTACCGGTTACATTGCGTTAAACGGATCAATAATAAATAACTCTCAAGTTATCAGTCGAGTAGGAGCAACAGACCCAAGAAATATTTCTCTTCATTGGCAACAAAATATGTCTACTAATGACTACATAGAGCTATTTGTAGAAAACAACTCAGATACCATAAACTTAGTAGCATCACACGCAATCAATAGAGCAAGATAATTATGGAATTAACAGAATTACAATCACTAGTCACAAGAATGCAGGCTATTGCTAACGAAGCAAGCGCAAAACGCAAGGATTTTGAGTCAAGAGGCGAGACCAACCTCAAAGAACAAGCTTTAGGTGAGTCCTTAGGTGTTAGCAAGTGTCTTCAGTTACTTGTTGATGATTATCCCGCTGAAATGAATTCTTTAACTCAAGGTTAAATTATGAGCACAGCAGCACTAGTAAATAATCAGGCAAATACAACCGCAGATACTATTCAGACCTTTTATACTGCGGACGCCTCCGGTGATGGGGTAATTATTGACTCTTTTACAGCGTCCAACACATCCACTGTAAACGCCAGTTATTCTGCTTACATAACCTCAGTCACAGATATAGATGAGCCTCAAATACCATTCAAAGTGGTTGTGTGGGGTGAAAATGATTTAGGTATAGGCGTTGTTAATCATGTAATACCACCTGGCGGCAAGTTAAAAATGGAAACGTCTGCTGTTGATTCAATTTACTTTACAGTAACAGGAAGGGTTCTTTGATAGTCCGAGAGACAAGGGACTTAACAGAGATAAAACGGATACTTTGCCACCCTGAAATATATGATTGTATTTCGGATGACTATAGCCCGAATGCAGAAGAGTTCGAGCCACCATTGTTTAACGTTAAGTATATTGGTGGTTATGTAGAAAATGAAATTATTGGTGTTATGATATATCATAACAAAAAAGGACAAATGTTCTGTCATATTCAAGTTCTACCAGAGTTCAGAAAAGAATATGCGGAAGAGTTCGCTGGTAAAGCACTGAACGAACAACTCAAAGATAATGATGTAGTATGGGCTGAAGTCCCTGATTGCTATCAAAACGTTTTGAGATTCGCTAAGTCTTTCGGTTTCCAGATTGTCGATGTGTATGACGATGGATACTTAAAGAACGGCGAATTGTCATATATGAATGTTTTGAGGTATACACATGGGATTTGTAAGAACTATAACAGGCAAGACGTCCGCGAAGGCAGCGGAAAGAGGGGCTGAATCCCAGGTTCAGGCCGGAAGAGAAGCTATAGCAGCAACAGAAAGAGCAGCAGAAAGAGGACAGGCTTTTCTCCAGCCATTCGCTGAGGTTGGACAGAGAGCATTAGGGCTGTCTGATTTCCTTGCTGACCCACAAGCGCAATTTGACTTTCTTCAACAGAACCCGCTGTTCCAAAGGTCACTAGACGAAGCCAATACACAAACTCAGCAATTAGCAGCCGCAAGAGGCAGACTAAGCGCCGGCGACACTCTTCAACAGTTATCAGAAAACGTTTTATTGAGCGCTCAGCCTCTTATTAGCCAACAACGCCAAGATATAAACAATCTCCTCAATCTTGGTACAGGATTAGCCCAAACTCAGGCTAACGTTGCAATTGGCCAGGGTACTAATGTCGGTAATCTCCTAACTGACATTGGAGCGGCGAGAGCTGCGGGTCAGGTTGGTGCAGCTAACGCCAGAACACAAGGCGCTCAAAACCTACTTAATTTAGGTCTTCAAGGTGCAGGCGCCGCGTTCGGATTCTCCGACCCAAGACTAAAAACCAATATAAAACCAAAAGGCACGGTTAACGGGTTTAACTGGTATACGTGGGACTGGAACGAAACTGCCAAAGAATTAGGATTAGAGGGAGGTTCAGAGGGTGTTATGGCTGATGAAGTCAAAAAAACAAATCCTGAATTAATAGGTGAGCGCTACGGCTTTATGACTGTTAATTATGGAGGTATCCACTAATGGCTATAGATCCCCGCATAAGTCTAGCCGCTGACGCTGGAGACTTATCTAATGTCATCCCTAGCGCTTTACAGACTTTCAGGCTAGCTCAGCAAGCAACGCAACAAGCGGAACGAGCGCCTTTGCAAAATCGGCTGCTAGAGGCTCAAGTAGCACAAGCAGAAGCAACACAACCTACAGCTTTGGAGCAGTTTGATGCCGGACAACAAAATAGACTTCGCTCTATTGCTACATTTGCGCAAGGTATTATTCCTCGGATTGAATCAGGCGATCTATCAGGGGCCAAGACTGCGCTAGAAAATAGATTTCGAGCTCTGGAAGAGCAAGGAATAAATACAGATGACACTGTAGAAGCTATCGGCACGTTTAACCGTGATCCACAAGCATTTCTAGAAGATGCCAGGGGCGCTGTAAATTTGGCAAGAGAACAAGGATTGATTCGTGATCCATCCAAAGACTTAACCGCGCAGCAGAGAGAGTTTACAGGCTTGACAGCTGGGTTAACACCAGAGGAAACAGAGCAAGCCCGAAGAATAAAGCTTGGATTATCTCCAAGAGCTGTAGGGTCTGCTGCCCAAACATTAGCGGCACAACCCGGTGAAGTCGTTGAAACTGTAGCCCAAACACAAGCAAAGATCGAAGGCGCTAAAGCTGGAGCAAAAGAAGAAGCTAAGCTAATAAAGCGATTTAGATTAGAGCCTCAAGTTGAATCAGCAGTAACCCAGGCTGTAGCAAGTGCTAAAAACACAGTTGAGCAGCAAGGTTTGGCTAGGTCTAACAGTACGGCGCTACAAGTTTATGATACTGCAATGAATGGACTGACTGAGTCTTTAGGTGGGACAGTAACCGGGCCAGCGGCCGGCTGGCTTCCTGCTGTAACAACTAATCAGCAAATAGCTGAGGGTGCTATTGCTGCTATGGCCCCGGTATTAAAGCAGATGTTTAGGGGTTCAGGAGAAGGTACTTTTACAGATAAAGACCAAGAGCTTTTATTAAAAATGGTTCCTACAAGGAAGGATACCTCCGAGGCAAGAGAATCAAAAATCAGGAATATTGATGCCATCGTAAGAGCTAAACTTGGTCAAGCACCAACCCAACAAGAGCAAGCTCCGACTTCTCCGGCTCAACAGCCGCCTAATGTAGGTCGATTCCAGATAGAGGTGTTGCCATAATGCCGACTTTCATTGTTACCGATCCTGATACAGGTGTTAGATTGCGTCTTACTGGGGATTCACCACCTACAGAGCAAGAATTAGAGCAGATCTTTTCGCAGCAAGCACAAGCACAGCCAACCCAACAAGAACAACCTAAGTCAGTAGCTACTGGCAGAGGTATAGCAGGCCAAAGGTCAGCGCAAGGGGAGGATATAATAGGCGATATAGATCAAGCACTATCTAATATCCCGGGTGCCCTACCTTTGGCAGAGTTTGCGGCAGGCGTTAATAGAAGCGTACTTGGTGCATTGGATTTTTTGGGGCCGGATAATATTAATGCAATTCTTGAGCTAGGCGGAAGTGAGCGTCGAGTACCAACACTAACAGAAACTTTTACAGCTCCTCCTGAGTCGTTTGTTGAGGGTTTGCCAGGCAGAGCGTTAGGCACAGCTGGAGAATTAGCAGCAGCAGGAGCGGGGGCCGGACAAGTATTAAGGAGTGCGGCGCAAACACTATCACCATTGGCAGCAGCGTCAGAGAGCGCGGGTGCTGGAGTATTAAGGCAGTTAGGAAAGGTGGGCACTGGTGCTGACATTGCTGGTGGTGC